GAGGGGCTTCACCCAGACAATATTACCTGCCATGTTCAGAATTAGTGAACTTGTACCAGTCGATGAACGACCGGACTTGAAATGTTCGTGAGTGAAGTTCTTTGAGTATATACGTACATTTGTCTACTATCTCCTGATTCAGTATTCTTCGCATGAGTATCTTGTTTAGCTCGTCATTGCTATCGAGCATGGCAGGTATCTGGCTGCGCTTTCCGGGAGAAACCAGAAACGGCTCCTTGAAGCCATATTCTTCTAGGTCTTCTGGATTGTTGAGGTTGCCGTTGAAATACTCACTGTATATGTAGCGCTGCTTTTTGTAATCGATCTCAAGCTTCTTGACGAGCAAGTTGTGGTGTGATAGCACTCTCAGATATTTCTGATTGAGTGAGGAGATTCTTAGCAGTTCTTTTCCGGGTTCAGATTCATCGATGCGTGAGTCTTTCTCCCACTCGGCATCAATCGCTTCAAGCGTGGTCGGTGTCTTCAATACCATGATCTATCTCATCCTCTTGTGGGTATAAAACTTCGCGGCGAACCTTGTGGCTGATCTCATAATCCAGTGCTCTACAGATTTTATTATAGGCAACTGTTAGATTAGGAATCTCTTGCTTGATTGTGGCAATGGCATTTTCATTTTCGTGATTGTCTAGCAAACCTTTGAGTATCAACGAATGAAGCATGTCAAAGTGGTACTGTAACGGGTTCATATGACCTTCTCCCATTTTTTATAAGTTACGATTATAGCGTAAAAATAGGAGTTTGTCAAGGGAGTCTAGTAATTTCTACTAGATCAAATTGGAAAGTAATGTCGGTCGTCAAGGTTGTGTCTGCCGTATCGGTTGTGGTCAAGTTGATGCCGGTCATTGTTACCGGATGGCATTCACTAAACTTGAGGCGAAGGTTTGGATTATTGGCATTTGTATTGATCGTCAAAACACCGTCATGGTAAGGTGTTCTATCTCCATTCAGATTTCTTACGTATTGGGGAAACTCTTTTGGAGCGGTCAGCGCTTGTAGCCATTTATGCGTTTCCTCGTATACTCTCAAGTCTTCATCAAGAATGGCAGTGATCGTAAGCTGGTCATGTTCAAGTGTGTCGCCGTGTCTATATGTGGCAGAAAATGGCGTGTCTACTCTCACCGCATTTGTAGTAAAACCGGGTAGTGTAACCGTTTGAAGAAAGTAACTCAGAAATGGCAGTGTGGGAAACACAAACGAGAACTTATTGATCTGTAGAAAGTTTGTGTTCTCAGGAATGCTGAAAACAGGATACTTTGATGTTGGTTCAGAGATGACTGCCATGTGTCGATTCCTATGGTTGCTTTCCTATTTATACGAAAAGGGGAGCCGAAGCCCCCCTAGTGATTTTTGTTATTATTGTTGTGACCCTATTAGGTAAGGTTTCTAATACGGAACAAGCGATAGTAAATATTAGCATTATCGCTGTCTGCGTTACGTGGAGCAACCTGTCCGTCACCAGCAGCGGTGGCATATGGGTTGGCAACCATTCCGTAACGAGTCTTGAAGCCAATCTTTGGCTGGAAGCTATCTTGACCGATAGCACGAACCATCTGGAGTGGCACATAGGGGCAGTAGAATAAGCCCGCGTCATAAGGAGAAGAACCCTTATAACCGACGCAAGCAAGTTCGTCGCCATTGGACGAACCACCAAAGTATGGATCGATGTAAACCTTTACACGACCATGAAGCGTACCAGCAAACGTGTTGCCGGTGTCGTCAACCGTGAGGTCTGCCTTCAAAGCAGGAGTATAGTCGAGAACGCCTGCCATTGCCATAGCAGAAGCAACATCCGAGGAAACGATAACGACGTTACCCTTACCACGACGGGTTGCCTTAGCGATAGCATTACACTCACGCTCGATCTGGAAGATTAGACCCTTAAATTTCTCCACACTCCAACGTCCATTACTGTCCGTGTCCAGATCAAATGTACCGGCAGTCGTTACACCATACTGTGCGCCGACTGTGGCAGTGATATAGATCGAACGGATAACGTGACGGTTGATCTCGGCAAGAATCTCGGTGGAGAGAATGTTTGCCAATTCAGTCTCGGCATCCAGACCATGAACTGCCTTGAGGTCCTGAGCAAGTTCCATGGTGTATTCTGCCTTGAGAGCGCGGCTCTTAGCAGTAACAGTAACCTTGTCGATGGTGAATGCCATCTCTGCGAATGCGTTGTTACCCGCATCACCCAAGGCTTCTGCCTCTGCCGTTGACATACCATTACCAACACCATAAACGGCGTCTGTACCAGTAGCAAAGACGGGGTTGGTGTTAGCATAGTTACCAACAACGTTACCAACGTTACCACCAGCGTTAGTGCCGGAGAATGCCGTGTTGGCTTCGTTGAAGAGGGCTTCCGTACCGGTCTGGCTCTTGTAGCGCGAACGCATTGCGAAGATGAGTCCGGTAGGACCACTCATTGGCTGAACGCCGCAAACGTCATAAGCAATGAGGTTTGGAAGCGCACGACGAACGAGCGAGATAAGAATTGGATCGTAAGAACCAATGTTGCCACCACCATAGTTGTTGGTTGGCGCGGCTTCGTTAAGCTGGCGTGCTTCTTCCATCATTGCCTTTTCTTGGTTCTCAAGGACAACGGCAGTAACAGCACGACGATATGGGTCCTTAATCTGTGAAAGACCCTCGTGGTCAAGTACCGGAGACCACTTCTGTTCTAGTTGTTCTGTTAAATACATTTTTTATTTCCTTTTTCTCTAAAAGGGGTTTGAAACCCGTAATGAAATCTTATTTGGGCAACTTCTTGCCTAGTGATTTGACATATGCTGCCATTGGTCCCTCAAGGTTTTCAGCGATCATGCCTTTACCGTCAGTGCTTGACTCTGCGCGGTCTAGAGGCTCAGATGTAGAAGTTTTCGATGGGAAGTAGTTTTCCTTGATGGTGTGAACCTTTTTGGCAAATTCGTCGGCAGAAGTGAACTCTACACCTTCGGTGAGTGACTTCAATTTTTCTGCCTGCGTGTCTGTTAGATCATCGCTTGCGTCAAGAATAATGTCGTCACGAATCGCTTCCGTAAGCTGCTTGGAAAGCACGACATTCGTTTCGATCTCTTCATTGAGTCTTGCCTCAAGTTCTTCGATCTTGGCACCCAACTCTTCAACGACGGGAACTTGCTCGTCTGGCATAGAGATGTAATGCTCGGCAAACAGGTTGCGAAGACCTGAAATGAAGTCTTCTGTTAGCTCAGTCTTTAGAGCGGGCTCTATAGCAACTTCGTTCTCGGAAATCCAATTCTCGACAACGTAGTTCAAATAGTCATCAACCTGCTCTGAAAGTGTGTCGTAAATCTTCTCTGTCTCTTCCTGAAGCGACTTGGAATAAGCATCCTCAAGAATAGCAACTTCCTCTTCAAGCTTTGCGTTGACCGCAGACTCAAAAATGGTTGTTGCCTTGTTGCGGAACTCTTCGGAGAGTTGCTCACCTTCCAGAAGTGCGTCAACGTGCTCAGACATATCGACTGGTGTACGCTCAACGACAGGTGCTTCATCTTCGTCGGTATCTTCTGTGACGAACTCAAAGTTCTCGGAGATGGCTTCTTCGATTTCCTCGTCAGAGAGACCTTCCTCGATCTTTTGAGCGATGAACTGCTCTAACTCTTCGGAAAGTTCAAGATCGGAATCTTCCTCGATGACTTCCTCATCTTCAGCAAATGCCTCGTCAAGTGCCTTTTCGATTTCTTCATCCGACAAACCGGCTTCGATCATTTCAGCAATAATCGCACCAAGCTCCTCATCGAACTCTTCATCCTCCTCGATCACTTCATCTTCATCCAGTTCCTCATCTTCGGATAATTTCTTACCCTTCTCAGAACCAACCTGTGCTTTGGAAGACTTGCTTGTATCCTTGGAAACAGGCTTTGCTGCCTTGGCACCCAAGTTCTCTTTTGGGAGAGACTTCTGTGTTGCGCCACCCAAATCCTCGTAATCATCAGGATCAGGCGACTTTGAATTAGCATTTTTGACCTCTTCAGGTGCCTTATACTTGGAACCCGGCTTCAAAGAACTTTTTGCTGCCGTGGTCGATTTGGCATCACGGTCTGGGTCCTTATCATAGGTGCCCATTGAAGGAACGTGCTGGCTTTTGTCGAGCGCAAAGTCTTCATTGACGTTTTGCTCTCGCATCAGCACTGCCTTTGCTGTTTCTGTAAGTGACTTACCCATTGAAATACTCCCTTATTGTTTTGTATTTATATTTTTGCGATTTTTGAGATGTAATCCTCAAATAATGTTAGAGCCTTAGCCTCAATTTCTTTGTTGGAAAGCGAGCGAATATGATTTCGCATATTTTCCGATGTCTCTGCCATTTTCCAATTACCGTTATCATAGAACCATTCAACGCCCTCCATAATACCTGAAACAAAAGCATCAGGTGCGGAAGGGTCGGCAACAATGTCTGCCGCTGTTGCCAGTTTGAAATCGTCCTGTACTAACTGATAACCGTTGTGTGGCTTGAGCGACCCTACGCCGCGCGTTGACACACCAAGGCTGGCTCCACTTTCTAAAAGACCCATTACAGTCTTTCCCATGGGAGTATCGACAATACGCGCTTTACCTATAAAGTTTGTACCGTCTGGGTGTAGTGAAGTGATCATGTGACTAACACGATCCAAGTTAATAGAGGGAGTATCTGGATGCCCTAGCTCTCCAAATGCCCTGTTTTTATTTACATACTCACTATTATAACGTCCTACTTCACGTTGTAAAACTGAGAACGGATAGATGCGTCCGTTCCTGTTACGCTTCTCGGCTTGCATGAAAACACCGGTTATGTAATGGCTTTTCTTGCCATTCTTTTCTTCGGTGATGAACTCGACGTTTTCTACTGCCTCTTTGATTAGTTTCATCTTACCTTTTTTCCTTCAAGTATGACTTTCTTACTGCTGTCTCTCTTGCCACGCTTCTTATTGGTGGTGGTATATTTACGTCTGGCATTGTGTTTCTTCTGGTGTTAACATATGTTGGTTTTCGCGTCGGCACCGTGACTCTTCTTTTTGGGTTTTCACTCGGTATTTTCATTGACGGTTTGGTTGGTTCCTTGGCAGCAACCTTGGTTTCGCCTCCGCTTGTTTTGTTTGTATCCACTCTTCTAACACCAGAAAGATAGTTGCGATCTAAGCCTTTAGCAAAACTTCTGCTCTGTGGTTCATTTGAAACTTCCGCTGGTTTGTCCGTGCTTATCGGATTCTGCTCCGGAAGTGGCGGCTCCTTTTTCTTCGGTCTCCTTGGTGGTATCTTTAGTGGTTCTGCCTTTACTCCTTGTGGTGTTACTCTTGTTACTGGTCCAACATTCTTTCCATAACTCTGTGCTAATGAAGACGGTTTGGCTTGTACGTCTGTGCTTATTGGGTTCTGCCCCGGTAATGGAATACGACCCGGATTTTTAGTTGGCTTAGGCATTCTTACATTTGTTGCCGTTGGGTCATCCTTTGGTCCAAATGGGCGTGCCACCACTCCATGTGAACTGTACCTCGTCATCTGTTCAATCTGAAACTGTTTGAACGACTTCATTCTTACCAATCGCCTTTATACCTTTGAACTTCGGAAGGCGGTCCTATACGACGAGGAT